CATGACAACAGTAACTACACAATTGAAGTCGCTCTTTCGGGATTTAAACCAGAAGAGATTGAAGTCTTTACAGAACAAAACGTTCTCACAATTGCCAGCAAAGTTGAGGAACGAGATACTTCAAGACAGTATGTACACAAAGGTTTATCCAAGCGTTCATTCACCCGTAAGATTCAACTCTCAGATGAACATCGAGTATCCTCTGTAGGGTTTGAGCATGGACTACTAACTGTAGATATTGAAAGAATCATTCCAGAACATCAGAAGAAAACTACATGGAATATTCCTGGAATAAAAACAGAGCCACAACTTTTAACAGAAGATTGAAATAAATAGAATTGGGAAATCCCCAAATATCGTCGGCACAGACCCACCCTGGCAACTTTCAGGGATTGGGTCTTTTTCCTTGACAAGCGAGCCTGAGTATGCTACCATACATAGAGATGTTCCGATGGAGCCCACCATGAATATTAAAATGATTCAGCTAATCAACAATGATTACATTATTTGTGAATATGACGAGTTGGATGAAGAACCTTCTCTGCATATGAAAAATCCATATAAAGTTGATCCATTGACTTATTGGGATTATAATGATGAAGACAAACATTTTCCCCCAGATAATGCAGTATTTTTGAAAACAACCGAAGAAAAAAATATTAAAGACGGCAAGGAAATTGCCGTTGTCCAGACAGATTACGCTCAGTTAGATAGATATCCATCGTTTACTGATGATGTAGACATTCTTCTCAATTCTGATAAGATTATGACTATCATTGAACCAAAACCTGAAATTCTAAATCTTTACACTCAACTAATTTCTAAATGAGGTTTTACACCAACGTACAACTCATCCGTGATATAGTTCACTATCGTGGATACAACAATGGAGTTCAGGAAATATTTCAGGAAAAGTTTTCTCCCACTCTATTTGTTCCATCTAAAAAGAATAGTAAGTATACAACACTAGATGGGGAATGTGTGAGTCCTATCAAATTCGATAAGACTAATGATGCAAAAGACTTTCTCAAAAAATATGAAGGAGTAGATAACTTTGTTGTCTACGGTTATGAGAGGTTCTTGTATCAATACATTGCAGATCAGTTTCCTGAAGAAGAGATCAAGTTTGATATTTCTTCGATGAAGATTGTTTCTCTAGACATTGAGGTTGCATGTGAAAACGGATTTCCTAATGTGGAAGCTGCTGCAGAAGAAATGCTTTGTATTACAATTAAAGATATTAATACAAAGCAACTGATTGTGTGGGGTGTTCGTGAATATGAAAACACTCGTTCAGATGTAGAATATCGAGTATTCTGGACTGAGCAAGAAATGCTTCAAGACTTCCTAAATTGGTGGGTTCATAACACTCCTGATGTTGTAACTGGATGGAACGTATATCTTTACGATATTCCATACATCATGCGTAGGCTAGATAAAGTTCTATCTACAAAACATATGAAGTCTATTTCTCCCTGGACTGTAGTGACCAACAGAGAAGTAGTAATCATGGGAAGACCACACATCATCTATGAAATTGCAGGTCTATCTGTTTTAGACTATCTTGATCTTTATAAGAAGTTTACTTATACTAATCAGGAATCATATCGTCTAGATCACATTGCGTTTGTTGAGCTAGGAGAGAAAAAACTAGATCACTCCGAGTTTGAAAACTTTAAAGACTTCTACACTAAAGATTGGCAGAAGTTTATTGATTATAACATTCGTGACGTAGAACTTGTTGATCGTCTAGATGACAAGATGAAACTGATTGAACTGGCAATCACCATGGCATATGACGCAAAGGAAAACTTTGAAGATGTATATTCTCAGGTAAAGACTTGGGACAATATCATCTTCAATTATCTAAAGCGTAAGCACATTGTAGTTCCTCCGAAAGTCAATCAGAAGAAAGATTATGCATATGAAGGTGCATATGTAAAAGATCCTATTCTAGGTAAGCATGATTGGGTAGTCTCATTTGACTTGAACTCACTGTATCCTCACCTTATCATGCAGTATAACATTTCTCCAGAAACTCTTTTGCAGGAGAGATTCCCAAACATTAATGTAGATAAACTTCTCCATAAACAGGCTGATACCAGTTCACTAGAATGTTCTACGGTATGTGCCAACGGAGCAATGTTTGATACTCATGAGCAAGGGTTTCTTCCAAAATTGATGGAGAAGATCTATGAAGACCGAACCATCTACAAAAAGAAGATGCTTGCTGCCAAACAGCAATATGAAAAGACTCCAACAACGGAGTTGAAGAAAGAGATTGCTCGCTGCAATAACATTCAGATGGCACGTAAGATTCAACTTAACTCTGCATATGGTGCCATCGGAAATGAATACTTCAGGTATTTTCTAATCACTAATGCAGAAGCTATTACTCTTTCTGGACAGCTTTCAATTCGCTGGATTGAAAACAAGATGAATAGCTATCTAAATAAAATTCTCAAGACAGATAATGAAGATTATGTTATTGCTTCAGATACTGATTCCATCTATCTCAATATGGGTCCTTTGGTCTCTCATATATTCAAAGGAAGAGAAACGACTACTGAAAAAATTGTCAATTTCATTGATAAGATCTGTACGGTGGAACTTGAGCCTTATATTGAAAGTTCTTACCAAGAACTGGCGGATTATGTAAATGCATATTCCCAGAAAATGAAGATGAAACGTGAGAACATTGCAGACAAAGGAATCTGGACTGCAAAGAAACGTTACATTCTCAACGTATGGGACTCAGAGGGTGTACGATATGAGAAACCCAAGATGAAAATCATGGGTCTTGAAACTGCACGATCATCTACTCCATCATACTTTAGGGATAAATTAACTAAGGCATTTGAAATCATTTTGATGAAGGATAACGATGTTCTGATTGATTTTATCAATAAGGTTAAGATGGAAACACGAAAACAAGATATTGTAGACATATCATTCCCTCGTAGTTTGAACAACCTCAACAAATACAAGGGATCATCTACACTGTATGAGAAGAGAACTCCTATCCAAGTTAGAGGAGCAATTTTATACAATCATCTCGTTAAAAAATTAAAGATTGCCAATAAGTATCCATACATTCAGGAAGGAGAAAAGATCAAGTTTGTATACTTGAAAACTCCTAACCCAATCCAAGAAAATGTGATATCATATTTTCAAACACTGCCTTCAGAGTTTAATGTGCATAAGTATATTGACTTTGATATGCAGTTTTCCAAGAGCTTTCTAGAACCACTCATTTCTGTGCTAAATTCTATTGGCTGGGTTTCTGAAAGACGAGGAACACTAGAAGCATTTTTGTAAATTATTATTAGGAGTTAATCATGAGTTTCTTAAATAGTGTTATCAAAGAGTTAGATAACGAGTATGCAGGAATCGTCGAGGATGGAGTCGCCGCAGGAGATTGTGGGGGCTTTGTTGACACTGGGAGTTATATCTTTAATGCTCTCCTTAGTGGCAGTATTTTTGGGGGGCTACCTAACAACAAGATTACAGCTCTCGCTGGTGAGTCATCTACTGGAAAAACTTTCTTTGCTCTCTCAATCGTTAAATTCTTCCTTCAACAAAATCCTACTGGAGAAGTAATTTATTTTGAAACTGAGTCTGCAATTACCAAGGATATGATGACCAGTCGTGGCATTGATGCTAAGCGTGTTGGTCTAGTTCCAGTGTCTACAGTTCAGGAATTTCGTACTCAATCAATCAAGGTTGTTGATGAGTACATGAAACTTAAAAAGGATGAGCGCCCACCCCTGATGTTTGTGCTAGACTCTCTGGGGATGCTTGCCACCACCAAGGAGATTGAGGATGCCTCTGCAGGCAAGGAGACCAGGGACATGACTCGTTCTCAGGTCATCAAGTCCGTGTTCCGAATCCTGTCCCTCAAACTGGGCACTGCAGGCATTCCTATGATTGTTACGAATCACACATATGATGTGATTGGATCCTATATGCCAACCAAAGAAATGGGTGGTGGATCTGGTCTTAAGTATGCTGCATCTACAATCATCTACCTATCCAAATCAAAGGAGAAAGATGGAACAGAAGTAGTAGGTAACATTATCAAATGTAAGGCATTTAAGTCTAGGTTCACGAAAGAAAATTCACTGATCGAGACGAGGTTATTCTATGATGAACGTGGACTTGACAAGTACTATGGACTATTGGAACTGGGTGAGAAGTACGGAGTTTTCGTTAAGTCTGGTGGACGTTATGAAATTGATGGCGGCAAGCATTATGCTAAACAAATTCTTTCAGATCCTGAGAGGTTCTTCACCCCCCAAGTGATGGAAGCACTTGACGAATGTGCTAAAAAGGAGTATAGTTATGGTGCGGTGGAAACATTTGATGGAGAAAGTGATTGATGGATAGTATTGAATCTAAAATTCTATCAAACTTAATTTATGATGAAAAGTACACACGAAAGGTAATTCCTTTCATTAAAGAAACATACTTTGAATCTCTTGTAGACAAAATTGTATTTCAGGAGATTCATAATTATGTTGCCAAGTATGATGCAGTGCCCTCTAAGGCAGTTTTAAAAATTGAAATTGAAAACCGTAAGGACATTTCTGATGATGCATTCCAAAAATCAATTAGCCTAGTTACTGAATTAAAGGAAGAAAAGTTTGATGAACAATGGTTACTAGATACTACCGAAAAATGGTGCAAGGATAGAGCCATTTATTTGGCTCTTCTAGACTCAGTTAAAATTGCAGATGGAAAGGATAAGACACGAAGTAAAGATTCTATTCCTTCGATCCTTTCCGACGCACTTTCCGTTTCTTTTGATGACCACATTGGTCATGACTATATTTCAGACTCTGATTCTCGATATGATTTCTACCACAAAAAAGAAGACAAAATCCCGTTTGATCTCGATCTATTCAACAAAATTACCAAAGGTGGTCTCCCTAACAAGACTCTCAATATCGCTCTTGCTGGTACGGGTGTCGGCAAAAGTTTATTCATGTGCCACATGGCTAGCTCCATCCTCCTGCAGGGGAGCAATGTTCTCTACATTACACTTGAAATGGCAGAGGAAAGGATTGCTGAAAGAATTGATGCAAATCTCTTAAATGTCAATATTCAAGATATTACTAATTTGCCAAAGAGTACTTATGAGAGTAAGTTATTTAAGTTGTCTGAAAAGACACGAGGTAAATTAATCATTAAAGAATATCCGACTGCATCTGCACACGTAGGACATTTTAAGTCACTTCTAAATGATCTTGCTCTGAAGAAAGGATTTAGGCCAGATATTATTTTTATTGATTATCTAAACATCTGTGCTTCATCTAGGTATAAAGGTTCACTTGTAAATTCATATACCTATGTCAAAGCAATTGCAGAAGAACTTCGTGGACTTGCTGTAGAATGTAATGTTCCAATTGTATCTGCAACACAAACGACTCGTCAAGGTTATGGTAACTCTGATGTAGAACTTACTGATACATCTGAAAGTTTTGGTCTTCCTGCTACTGCAGACTTTATGTTTGCACTCATCAGTACGGAAGAGCTTGAAAACCTTAATCAAATCATGATTAAGCAGCTCAAGAATCGTTATAATGACCCCACGACCCACAAGAGATTCGTCGTGGGTATTGACAGAGCCAAGATGAAGCTGTATAATGTTGAGGACAGTGCTCAGAAGACCCTGATCAACTCAGGTCAAGATGATGAGCACGATTCCAAGTTTAAAAAATCACAACGCACATTTGAAGGATTCAAAGTATGACAAAGAAACTAATTAGCCTAGACGCATATCAAGAGTTTGTAGGTGATACTACTAGTCTTGCATCTAGCAACCCAGAAGAGTTCGTTGCTCGGGTTAATGAACTTGAACGAAAGACTCCTGAAGACAACGTAAACGCTGTTGGTGTTGACTTGAACCGACTTTTAACTGCTGCGATTGGATTGACTGCAGAGGGCGGAGAATTCGCAGAAGTAGTTAAAAAGATTGCTTTCCAAGGCAAACCATACAATGAACAGTCTCGTATTCATATGATTAAAGAAATGGGAGACGTAATGTGGTATATTGCACAAGGCTGTATTGCTCTTGGTACTAGTATCGAAGAGGTTCTTGAGACCAACGTAGAAAAGCTAACTGCACGTTATCCCGAAGGCGTATTCCGTGTATTCCATTCCGAAAACCGTAAAGAAGGAGACATCTGATGAGTGGAGTAAGTCTGAGCACTATACATTCTAGTCTGTTTGCAAATGGTAGTAAAGGTGTGAACGAATGCTTAGCTTTACTGGATTCAATGTCTATATTTGTTCAACCAGCAGACAAACCTAGATTTGATAATTATATCAATGCTACAAAAAGATTCTTGCCATTGTGCTCAGACTTCCTAGATGTTATTGCAAAAAATTATGATTTTTTTGTTTACACTTTGCTAGTAGATTATGTGAGATTTTATCCCAAGACAAAACAAAATTTAGCTAATCAAAAAGAACTAGTTTCTTCATTAGTAAATTTTTATTTGATGAAGAGAAAGAAAAGTAAACTATACAATCAAAACAAAGATCCGATTCTAAAGTTTTTACAAGACAATTCTACTAATGTTTATAATTCAATTGTAGTAGCTACTAACATATTGAGGGCAAAAACGCTTATCAAACCTATGTAGTTACCTAAATAATAGATGTAGAACTTTTGTTTTTGATGAAAACTTTTAGACAATTTATAACAGAAGCCAGAACTCCTGCGGGCAAAGAGGCAGAGAAAAAAGGTCTTACCCATCTGGGTAAAGGCTACTACTCAAATGCCAAAGGAGAAATTGTCGCTAAAAGTGAAGGTGGCGGACAAAAATTAGTTTCTATATCTAAGTCAGATAAAAAAAAGCTAAAAGATGGTACTCCACTTATGGGTCCATCTTCACAAGCTGATGCTCAAAATGTCCCTCAGCCGCCTGCCACAAATCAAACCACTGCAGATCAACCTCCAGAAGAAATTCAACCTGGAGATGGTCCTGCAGTGGTTATTACTTTTGGTAGATTTAATCCTCCTTCACTTGGACATCAAAATCTCATAAATGCAGTTCAGGAACAAGCGGAAGAGCTAGAAGCTGAGTATAGAATTTATCCAAGTAGGACTTCTGATAGTAAGCAGAATCCATTAGATTTCAAATCAAAGTATAACATTCTCCAACATATATTCCCAGATCATGCTGAGAGTATTATAAATGATCCAGAAAACGGAGATAACATTTATGATATTTTGACATCATTGCACGACGAAGGTTATCATCATGTAGTAATTATGTGTGGAGATGAGAATGTTCAAAAGTATGAAAAAATCGCACAAAAATACAATGGAACTGTATATGACTTTTATGGAGTAGAAGTAGTTGGTGCTGGAATGTCTGATCCAGATACGGATAAAACTGAAGGAATTACTAGCTCAATGATGCGTAAAGCAGCACTTGAAAATGATTACGAAACCTTCAAGCAAGGACTTCCTGGCAATGTTAGCAAAAAAGAATGCCGTGCAATCTATGCACAAGTTCGTAAGTCCATGAGTCTCAAAGAAGATTTATGGAAAATATCTCCATCATTAGATATTGAAAATCTTAGAGAGCAATATTATCAGGGAAATATTTACAACTTAGGTGAAACCGTAATTGATTCTATTACTGGTATCTCTGGAAAAATTGTTACCAGAGGTTCTAATTATGTTATCTTTGTGGACGAACAAAAGAAAATTCATAGAACCTGGGTCAAAGATTTAAGTTATCACCCAGGACCATTGGAAATTGGTACGGATGATTATCGTGAATATCTACAACGAATGCATCCTACTGAACCAGTTAAGTCATTTACTAAAGGTAGACGAAAAGATAAATAATAATAAATAGAACTCATTTCAAAGAAAGAATATGGATTTATCTATTGTATCTCAATTCATGTCTCTTACACCAGACATGATGTACAAAGCAACAAAGATGGTTGAGTCTGCCTCTGCATACTTTCCTGGTGATGTGACTTCTCAAGAAGATTATCTAAGAGAAAATCTAATTGATCAAACTCTTGAGTATGCTCTAACTCTTCTAGAAGACAAGAAAGTTAGAGATTACATGGGTGTTAATGTATACACCAATGGAAAAACATTTAGTGCTCCAACTCTAGCACTTTATAATGTGGCTTCAATGCCAGAAATGAAGCAACGTATTCAGGCAAAATTAAATGCTAAGGGTGGAGTTCGCAAAGAAGAAACTGAATTAGTTCAGGAGAAGAAGAGACCTAAACTAAAAGGTCGTAAGTTTAAGGGTAAGAATCCTTGGTGGAATTCTGATGGGGATGATACTCCATATGAGCCAGGTGATGATGTTAGAAAGACCAGAAAGGAAGCAGTAGATTATGTTGCTGAACTCTGGAGAAATAGACATTCCGATGATCAACTTGATGAAGTCAAAGGATATGGTGGACATGTTGATCCAAATACAGGTAAATCATCTGGTCTAAGATCACCTTCTCAACAAGCACACGCTACACATTGGCGTAACAGACAGCAAGGTAAAGATGTTCCTGATCCTAGAAGATCAAAGTTTAAGTATGGTGGATCAAAAGGATCAACAACTGGTGCTCATGAAGGTGAGCCACCAGAAGATTTTGCAAAAAAACAAAATCCTGAACTTGCAATGACTCCTGCTGCTAGAATGAAAGCTAGGGCAAATGCACTAGAAAAAAGAGGTCAAGGAAAGAGAGCAAATAAGATTCGTGCTGTTGCAAGTCGTCCAAACATGGGTGAATCATATGAATTAGTAAATGAAGAGGATCCATGCTGGACAGGATATACTCAAGTTGGAATGAAGAAAAAGGGTGGCCGTGAAGTGCCAAACTGTGTTCCTTCAAAAGGTGTGCCTAAAGCAAAGGGATACAAGCAAGAAGATATTGAGTTTGTAGCAGACTACTTAATTGCTGAAGGACTCAATGAGTATGGTATTGATCTTCTAATCGAAGATATGGGTATTGATGATTTCTGTGATTTTGTTGATGAGATTTCATCTGAAGAGTTTCTTGTTGAATGGAGACGTGGAGCTGGTGGTACTAAAGTACGTGGCTCTGGAATGTCCAAGTCTGGTAAGTCAATTGGCTCACTAAAGGGTGGTGCTAAATCTGCAGCAATCCGTGCTTCTGCTGAGCATAAATCAAGAAAAGCTGCAAGAGATGCTGAGTCATCAAAATCATCTGGAATGGCTGCTGCTCTTAAGAGTCAGTCTAAAGTTGCAAATGCTAAGAAATCTCAGCCAGCAACTAAATCAACTCCAACACAAACTAAAGAAAAAGCAAAAGGTGGTATCCTAGGTGCCCTTAAAGCTAGAGCAGAAAAGGATATTGCATCTGTTAGACAATCAGTAAACACAGCAAGACAAGTAGGAGCAAGACGTGCTGCAGAAGTTAAAGCAACTTATGATGCGGTTAGAGCTAGGGGCAATGAAGCCGAGCAATCCGCAGCTGCAACTAGGGCAAGAAGAAAGGCAACTGTTGCAGCTGGTAGAGCAGCTCAAAGTGCAGGTAGAACTGCAGTCAAGGCTGCGGGAGCTGCTGGAGCGGCTGCAGGAGAAGCAGTAAAGGCTAGAAAAGCTGGCAAGTCTGCTGCTGCAACTGCAGGTAGAGCTGTCGGAACTTTTGTTAAAAAGATGAGACAGGAAGAGAAAGAACTTCTAACTCACTATTTCATTGAATCTGAAATTGCATTTAATTATGATGAAGTTCAAGAAATTTTTGAATCTCTTGATCAAGAGCATTTTGATTATTTCATTGAGCAAGCAATGCTAATGGTAGAAGAGTCTGGTCCATCAGCTCGTGAAATCATTGAAGAAAAATTGCAAAATTCATTTGACATTGAAAGATTTACTTTTGCAGACTGGAGGCAGTTAACCGAAAAAAAGTCTAGTGATGATGATGCAACTGGAAAATTTGTTAGTCTAACTCAATCTAACAGAACAGATAACACTCCAGATGTGAAAGGTAAAAGAAAGGATGGTGTAATCATCAATCCTCAGGTTGATATGAGACGTGAAGATGCTGATTTAGAAGCTTATCAAAAATCAACTCAATCATCTATTGCAAATGTGAAAAAAACCAAGGATAAAATGGTAAACCGAGCTTCTGCAAATATTGCAGCAAATAGAGTTGCGAATGATGTAAGGACAGCTTCTAAGTATGGCCCTCAACGCCCAAAGCCAGGTAACGTTGGTGCGTATAGAATTGAAGAAGTTGAGAACATTGATGAGAAGGCACCTCCAGGCAAAAAATATGAAAGAATGGTGAAGCATATTAAAAAGGGTTATTCTGAAGGTGGTTTGACTAAAAAAGAAAAAGGCATTGTATATGCAACCGCATGGAAGCAATATAATAACTAAGTTGCCTTCAAGATTCGACTAAAATAAATAGAAGTGAATCCTTTTCGGAGAAAAATCATGGGAGTATTAGTAGAAGTAGTAAAACCACTACTACTTGCAGCAATGAATTCTTGTCATACTAAGCGTCTTGTAGTTGAACTACTTGATCGCTATGTGAATACCACTGATAATGATATTGATAATGTAATCGCAGCAACTGTACGAACTGCACTTCTAAAGAATTGTAAGTGATTGAATGTTTGCTGTTGAACTGGGGGGTTGAGTTAATTTTAATTTTACTCCTCAGTTTTTCTGAATATCTTGGCAAAACAAAACGATTCAAAGAAAATAATATAATAGATTTTACTAAAAACACTATAAGGCGTATGCTGGGGAGGTAACTCCCCATTTTTTATAAATATTAATAGAATAAAAATTCAAGAGGGGTTTAAATGTCTCTATACGGAAGAACTGATTCTAACGCAAATAAGACTAAAGTTGAAAGAACTATTGCTGCTTCAGCACAAGCAAAAACAATTGTTTTCGTTGATGAAACTGAAGCAAGACTAAACGAGAACCGTACCCGTGGTATTGATGGTCCTGGTTGGTGGTCCTACTTCACTTATACTGATGCTGCAGGAAATACTCGCCATAAAGCAGAAAAGCTAGTTGCACTTGGCAATCCAGATACCAATGCAAACGAAACTCAAGCTGATGATACAATTGCTGCAGATGTTGCATCAGCAGTAACAATTAACGTTGCATATCCACAGAATGCTACTACATCATCCGGTGGAGCAACATTTACAGTTAACGGTCAAACCACTACAACTGGAACTCCAGGAACTCTTGCTTATCAGTGGCAGGTTCAAACTACAACCGGAACTCGTTGGACAAATCTTACCAACACTGGAATTTACACCGGCTCCACAACTCACACCCTAACTTTAACTGGTGCTACTTCAGCAGTTACTGGTTACAAGTATAGAGTGCAGATCACGTCTGCTGGTGGTACTGAAGAAGTTATTTCTAGAACTGCAACTCTAACATTTGGTACCTGATAACATATGAGATTTAATGAATTGAATGATGACAACTTTTTGTTATTTGCAATTAAACA